TTACGCTTTGTGGAAGGTCACCAGCTCAGGACGGGCGATGCGCAGGTAATCCTGGGTATCCATAATCACGGATTTCTCCAGCAGGCCGGCGTTAAAGGCGATTTCGTCAAAGCGCTCGAACAGCAGCGGGTCGGCAACCAGTGCCAAATCAGGATGGAAGCTAAAGGGCGGGATAGCGCCGAAAACGCAGGCGGTCAGGGTATCGACCTCGGCCGGGCTGGCGAGGGAGGCCTTCAGCCCGCCAAAATGGCTGGCAAGCTGGCCCAGGTCGGCCTGCAGATCGGCGGCGAGGATCGCCAGAACGTGTTTTTTTACGCCGTTGCCCTTCACCTTGCAGACCAGGGCTTTGGCGCCTTGCCGCAGATCGGTTCCGCGAATTTCACTTACCGCTTCACATTTCCCGACCGCCGCATGCTCCATAACGCGAAACCGCGCGCCCTGTTCGGTGAGTAAGGTAATCAGCTGCTGGTGGGTTCCTGCCCCAATAACGTCGTCAGTCATAACGATTTCCCGGTGATAATCCATTTTGCAGGGTTCTACATTAGCACGGGATGAACGAGGTCGAAAGAAAACAGCCAGCGGGTTCGCTGGCTGTTGGATTATGCGTTGCTGGTAGCAGATTGCTTGTGGAACAATTCGATGATTTTTATTTTATTGTTTTATAAGGTTAATTTTTCTTCCCCAAATCATCCCCAAAACAAATCCCCAAAACTCATGTAGCACCAGCTTTTCCTTTGGGGCTATCTAAAGGTTATCTATCTCGCTAAATAACAAGTTTGTTCCATTCCAGACCACGATCATCTCCATACATTGTGCTCATCGCTTCAGTTTTATGCCCAAGCAGAGTTTTGACATCAATACCCTGCGCTTTATAGGTTCTAGATGAAAGCGAACGCTGTTCGTGAAATGGGGGCAGGGCAATACAATCCTTTGGCCATGCAATATTTGCTTTATCTCTTGCTTCCTTGAAATACTTCGATATTGTTTTCTCTGGAACGTGGGAACCAGCTTTACCGTAAGCATGATGTTTCACATGGTGTATCAGATATGGGCTCACAACTCTGTCTCGACACTTGCTTATTACTTCCGAAAGCGTCACGCCAATAGCATCACACCGTAAATTTAAAGGAATAGCTAACTTCATTCCTGTTTTACTCTGGGTTATATGAAGATGGTTATCCCATATATCACTGAACTTCATCGCTACAATGTCCCCAATACGTTGACCAGTCACCAAAGCCAAAAGCATGGAGTTCTGAGCGCATGGTGGCAATGTTCCCGCGCTTTCATAGATTAGCTTCCATTGTTCGATACTGAGCCTGCTTCGCTTTACCTTTGCTATCGGATTTTTAACTGCTAAAGCAGGATTGTAGCCGGGTTCAACCTCACCAGCATGTTGAGCCTCTTTAAATACGTCGTTAAGCACGCTCCTAATCAGCTGACCCATTCGATGTTTACCTTCAGACTTATATTCATCAATAATTTTTGCGATTAACTTCGTGTCAACATCTTTTAGGCGAACGTTAGGAGCTCTGTCAGCCAGAACTTGAGCACATAACCTCCTAGATTTTACGGTCGGTTTTTTTATTTCTCCGTCACGCATCCTTTCCATCTGAATATCTACGTACCTTTTTATCCAGTCTGCGACTCGAATTCCTTTCTCTTTCTTATCTGTCTTCTTAATGGCCATATCGATAAGAGCGAAGGATTGACGTGTTTCCTGCTCAGATGTTATCCGATTTAACTCCGTAGCAGCAGCTTTGGCTGCCTCTTCATCTGTTCCAAAACCAACAAATGTTCCAGTGACAGGGTGGCGATATTGCCAGTAGATTTTTGATGTACGTTTATCCAACTTGCAATACAGGTTAGGTATTTTAACGTTATGCTTTCTGGGGCGAGCTGCCATTTATTGCTTTCTCCACTAACTGGCGAGCCTTGTCTGATAATGATGATGAAATATCAACATTGCTTACCATGCCAATAAAACGAGCGTCCTCATCTATAACCCAGCGGCGACCTTGCTTTAAAGCTGGTGGGAAAGTTTGCTTGGTCTTGGCTATTTTGTTTAGTGCTGAGTTGCTTAATGGATATTTGAACCCATTAGGACCCGAAGCCCACTCATGTAGTGTTACTAACTGCCCCATATGTTGCTCTCCACTTAACCGGCTGCACCCGGCTATCTCTTATAGAAAATGCAAGATGAACAACCACCACGAAGCCCATCATTGCAGGTACGACATCTTTTTGTTTCGGTGTAATAGAGCTGGTGGACCATCTCCTTCGGCATGAGAACCGGCATCGGCACGCGGATAACCAGCTTTTTGAGCCTGTCGATTTCTCCGGCCAGTTCCAGCAGACGGGAGCGGCAATCTTCCGCCTCTTCACGCCACCATGCGACATCGGCTTTAAGGCGGCGCAGGCGCCGCTGTTTGAGTTTGCTCACCATGGCAGCCACCCCATCCCCTGAAGTGCGCCGATGACCAGCAGCACGAACATAACTGCGTCGAATGGGTTAGGCATTATCCACCTCTGGCTTTTTGAAATTAGCCTCAATGGACTCTCCAAGGCGCTTTAACCAATCAGCTAGTTTTAGCGCCGCGTCTTCCGGAGTTTTCTGCCCCGGAAAATCAGTGATGATGATGCTGGCTTGATGATTACCAAACCCATCTCTGTTTATCACCATTCCCTGCTCAAGCACCGTCTTTTGGTTGCTGTGCTTAACGTAGTAACGAGCCTCAGAGCTTCCAGTGCTGCGCTCTTTGACGTAAGAGACAAGCTCCACCTCAGTGGTGATGGTCTTACCACGCTCCGCCTCAAGACGCTGAATTCGCTTAACGAAATCGTTCATTCGGCCTCCTGCTGCGGTGCTGCTGCCTGCTCAGCTGCCATAGCCGCATCGATTTGCTCGCGTAATTTAGTCGCGTGATAATCATCCTCTTCATCCGTGATGGTCTGCGACCAGAAAAGGCTATGGCTTCCGTAAACCATAGGCTCACGAACATCAACGGTTTTCGATACCAGCCAGTCCATGCGGCGTACGTCATCAGGAATCACCGGAGAGTTGCAATCGGCTAACTTCCTGTTCAGCTCCAAAGCGACCATAGCGATGGTCGATGTAGTCAGTGAATGCATGTGTGGATTGCTTGCCACAGCCTCCAGCCACACGACATCGTTGAAGCGGTCGAAGTCGAAATCATCTGGCAACTCGCAAGCCGTCGTTACAGGTTCAACCATATTGTTGGAGTCACCGGAATGGTCAACCATAGCGAGCTTATCCTCGGAATGGTCCGTTAGCGCTTCCTGATAGCGTCCAAGTTCCACGTACTCCTGACATGACCACCCGCCATCAATAAAATCGCGAGCTTCAACAGCATCGAAAGTGAATGATGTTTCACCGCCGGTTGGCGAGGTTAGGCCGTACAGGTCTGCTACCGGCTTAAACTGTGTGGCTGGAATATTTTCCGGAATATTTTGCGGTTCGTTTTGTGGTCGATCGGCACCCTGAAGCATGGCTGCGCGATAGGCGTTCCAGCCGACAGCTTTTCCGTGTTCAAACGCGCTGTCAAAGTCATCATCCATTTCCATCGCAGCGGGCACAGATACCGGCGCGGGAGGGGCGGTGTAAAGCGGCGTTACTTCTCGCAGCGGGTCAGCATAAGCATTGCCACTATCGAAGCTGACGTGGTTTTTAGCGCCGCCTCCTGACAGTAGCCACGCCACAGCCTCCGCTTCGAGCGATGCCAGCGCGATACGCGCCAGCTCCAGAGTTTCATCAGAGTTAACCCATCCAACGATTTCCTCTTCGTCATAATTTTCGCTATCAATTGCGCGAATTAATCTTTGAAGGCGTTCTCTGGTAATAGTGCTCATGGGCGAATCTCCGTCCTGCCACCAAGTAAGCGGATTGCCACTCGTTCCCGGAAGGTAAGCGGTCGATGGTGTCCGCGGGCATTAACAATTTCAGGCTTTCCATTAGGCGGATAATTGACCCTGACCGATTGACCATCTAGCGCGTGAGAAGCCTCGAGTAGTGCTGACTTTAAGTGCGCAGGGCACTCTTTCTGCACCCGCTCGCCGTCTGAAATGACACCTGCAATCCCCTGAAGCATGCTGGCTAAATTGCTGAGATAATTTTTCACATTCACTCTCCTTTACCGGTGCCATAGGCAGATAAGCACTCTTCAAATCCAGCCTGATTATCCGTTTGACCTAAACTGAAGCCATGCTGAAGACCATGACGAAATGCGCTATCCTGTAATTTGTCTGCAGATTCTAGTTTCAACTCCAGTTCAGCAATCCGCTTCTCTGCGGCTTCCAGCTTCTCGCGCATATCGTCAACGTACTCGACCAGAGATCCGCCAGCAGGAATTTCGCATTCCTCGACCAGTTGGAAGTAGATATCAGCTGCGGCCCGTGTGTTGCTATGCCTAGCGTCGCCCATCTCACCTTCACGAAGAGCATCGCGTTCGGCGGTAAGATTGGCTATTTTGCTGTCTTTGCCTTCCAGCTCAACGCGCAGCCTCCCAACCGTAAGCGCAATATCCTCGTTCTCCTGGTCGCGGCGTTTGATGTATTGCTGGTTTCTTTCCCGTTCATCCAACAATGCCAGCGCGATATCTGGCGAAAAGTGCTTCATAAAATCGTTAAGCGCATTAATTCGCTGATCGAAAGGCATTACAGGTGCTTCACCAGCAATTTTTGTTTTTTCAGCGATTTCACGAAGCTTTTGATAATCAATCTCGCTCACTGGTTGCCTCCTTTGCGAAGCTGGGCGGCGATATCTTCGAGAACGCCATCAGAGAATGAGCGGTCAAAATCGCCTTCCGGCGCATTAGCCATAAACTCTGTAGATGTGAGAATCATCCGCGCGATGTCTGCCGCGTTCTTCGCCGTGTCATCGATAAACCCAGCCTCCCATGCGGCCAGCATCCTGTTAGCAACAAAGTGAGCGCCTTCCTTGTGGGCCTGCGCCCGCACTTCATCCAGGAAGGCGTCGGTCGCCGGGGTTCGCTTCATTTTGAGAATTTCGAACGCCTCGATCATCGCCAGCTCAGGCATACCATCATCCATGAGCTTTTCGGCCTTCTCGATCGCCTCAAACATAGAAGCGCTATGCGGATTAGGATTCCACTCCTTCAGCCCCGCATTCTCCGCAGCCAGCGCAGAAGCATCATTGCGAACCTTACGCAGTTCCAGAACAGCAACCTGAACTGCATAAGCGAACATAGCGGAAGGGCGGTTACAATCGGTCTCAGCATCGCGCTGCATGTTGACTGCAACAGTCAAAAGTTCATCCAGTTGTTCGCCGGTCATTGGTTTATTGGTTGTCATGATTCTTTTCCTGCTGCAGTTTGTGTTGCTTAACGAAGTGGGCCACAGCCTTTGACTGGCTAGCGGCAATGGTTTTGTCACCCATGTCCAGCCAAACGGTTTTTCCGCGATACAGTGAGGCCCGACCAATGTCTTTACCATCGAGCATCACATACAGAGTTCGTCCGCGAATTTCTGTGGTCGGGACTGGCTGTGACAAGCGATACGTTTCACGCGCTTCAGCAATGGCTTTGTGCTCGTCGATAATTGCCAGTGCTTCCGCCAGCGCCGAACCTTCAAGAGTGAAAACACCTTCATCACTGATTGCAGCCTGAGCCATAAGCTCAACGAAACGGCGCGCGTTCTTTACGCTGAGTTCAGGAGCGATAGAACTGCGGGTAACTTTCGTTTTGCCCTGTGCAGCCGCTACAGCCTTATCATGCTGGAGAACTTTTCCGGCCTTTTCGCCATACTCCATAACGCGATCAACAGCGACATCGACTGACACAGCACCGGATTTAACTTCCTGCTGAACGTCATGGTTAGCCGTGCTCAGGAGCAGCAACTTCTCTACCGTGGCCACTGACTTATTGACCAGTTTCGCTATTTCGCTGGTGGTCTGGTTGAAGGCGTTATGCAGCTCCTGAATAACTGCAGCCTGCTCCATATCGGAGAGTGGCAGTTGGTTGTTACTGGTCATGATGCGAGCCAGGCGCTGAACATCGCTACCGTTGAACGGCATGATGTGGATGCGGTCAACTGGCTTGCCAGCTTCAGCACAGCGCGCATAGCAGCGACGGCGACGGTGACCTTCTACAACCCACACACCACCTTCATCACGGGCGATAACCTCCAGCGGGGGAACGGAGCCACCGTTCATCAGGTAGTTGAACAGGTCATCATCAGCCTGGCGAGTGCGTTCATCGTCTTCACGCTTGTTGAAACCTTCACGAACGTGGATATCTGAAAGAGCGATAAACATCCCGGTATCGGTGCGCTTAATTACACCGGCCTTGGTCATTTGCTTGAATGAGTTAGCCATTAGAAAACAACCTCGTTATTCAGTGAAATGACGACACGAGGCAGCTCACGGAGTTCTCGCTGAGCTTCCAGCAGGTGCATGTTGGTAGGCGTTTTGGTGTGGCGCTCTTCTATGCGGTCGCACTCTTTGGCCCAGCTGGTGACATCCTCACGTAGCGTAGCGTTCTGCTCAGCCAGTTCTTTCCGCTGCGCCATCGCTTCACACAGCGCGACGCTGGTATAGTCAAGGCGGTTAGCCAGTTCGGTCATAATGCCGCGATAAGCTGGCGGAAGGAGAGGGGCTGCCTTACGCGCTGCGTCGATCAGCTGCTCCCGGGTCATGCGTGGTTGTAACTCGGTGACGTTCTGTGTGTTCGTCATGGTTAGTTTCTCCGTGTTATAAGCGCTCTGCACAGCGCTGATTTTTGGTTGCACGAATCCCTCGCCTGATGGCGACAAAACATAAAGGGGTTTCGTTTTAGTAAGCACCCAACCAGGGCACTTAGTGAAACGGGCGGCTGCCACCGCCAGTTAGCTTCTCCACAATTGGGAGCGCGTTCTCCTGAGTTGATCTAACGACTGAGGCCTCTCAAGGAACTGGCTGAACGCGCTTTCAGTTGTGAAAAGGGGCGGTCGACATTAAGGGATTCAAACTGCCGACCGCCAAGACTACACACAGCATCTGGTACAGCTACTACGGTTTACACAACTGGAAGCGCACTCCGTTCGTTTACTTACCTGTCATCCACAACCGATAGTTGATGGAATGCGCTTTCATGTTATGTGCCGGGATTCCACCGGCTCCCATCTGTTTTTTAAGCCACTCAGATATCGTCTGGGCTGTCACCTGATCGCCACGCTGGTGAAACGTCTCTGGCTGTCGTACACAACTGGCTTGCACATTCCGGCTGCCCGCTGGATCGGGATACTGCCTAAGGAATCCCCAGACCGCTGCGGCACATGTGCCATATGCCGATGACTAGAAGATAATCATTAATTGCGAGTAACGCAAGTATTAAAATGCATATTACGCAATTTTGTGGGCAAAAAAAAACCTCACGTGAGGTCTTTTTTTCCTGTAAATCTTGCTAGCCGTGCCGTTTAAAGGATTGCGACTGGCTTATTAAAACCTTTCCATAAATGTAGAATCTATGCTCGTTATCTTTTGTGATACTCCATTCCCGATATTTTGGATTGTCAGAGATAACAAGAAGCTGGTCAGGAATCATCTGGAGCCGTTTTACGTATATTTTTCCATCAAAACCAAACACATATATACCATCGCCATCAAATTCATTTATGTTGACGTCAACAAAAATGAGGTCTCCTGGCTCGATGGTTGACGCCATACTGTCACCACGAACGTTAATAACTTTAACGCCAGAAGATGACCTGCCTCCAAACATAGTTAATGCCTGATCATTGCTGTATTCAATAGCATGTATGACATCAATAACATCACTGCTCTGTATGTGTCCTGCTCCGGCGCTTGCGCTCACATCAAGTACCTCGACTCTATAAACATCACCAATCCTACGTGATGATGAATCACTTTCACTGTTTAAATATACAGTATCCTCATTTTCTGCCGAGGTAAATAGGTCAGGGACTTTTACGCTTAAAGCGTGAGCAAGTCGGTTAAGTGTTTGTTCTGAAAACTGCTTTTGCTTGCCTGTTTCCAGGCGGGAAATGTTGGCAGCATCAACCCCCACAGTTTCAGCAAGCTCTGCGATTTTCATGTTCTTCGCGAGGCGAAGTTGTCTGATGCGAGATCCTATATTCATGCGTCCATTACAAGTGTTTTTTGCGTGTCGTGCAAAGCAACTTGCGCAATTCGCCTGCATGGAATAACATGCGTAATACGCAAATAAAGGAGGCTTTATGCAATCACCGTTAAGAAAATTGCGTAAATCGCACGGTATGACCTTGTTGCATGTTGCAACAGGCGTACAGGTCGACCCGGCAACTTTAAGTCGCATTGAAAGATGTGAACAGGTTCCATCAGTTGAACTGGCAGAACGTTTAGCCAAGTTCTTCAAAGGCGAGATCAGCGAATTACATATTTTATACCCGAGCCGCTACCAGGTTGCTGATGACGCATCGGGTAAAGGCAATCGTAATGCGAAAGCAGCCGTCTGAAAACTACCAAAGGAAAAACAACATGGTAGAGCCAAGCCTGAAAGAAGTAGTGAAAGCGATGTGCAAAGCGTACCCCGGTGGCCGTGAAGCTATGGCCGGTGCTCTTGGCATGTCAGTGACGCAGTTCAACAACAACCTGTACGAGAAGAACGGCTGCCGCTTTTTCGAAGTGAACGAGCTGGAAGCGATGGAGGACATTTCAAACACGTCTCTCCTGGCAGATTACTTTGCACGTCGTCGCGGCGCATTGCTGGTGGACGTACCGCATCTGGAAGACCTGGATCGTGTCGACTTGTTTGATCGCGCAATGCGTACATCAGCAGCACGCGGACGTGTCGATACCGTAATTCAAAAAGCACTGGAAGACGGAGTGATAGAACCTCATGAAGCGGAAGAAATTAACGAATATCACCGCCGTCACCTGGCTGCTCGTGAAGAAGAAATCCGCGCGATTGTCGCGCTGTTTAGCCGTAAGCAAAGCCAAAAAAAGTGACGCCCGCGAGTGTGCAGCTCCGGGCGTCTTGGCGTGTCGTATTCAGTGGAGAAACTAACGCATGAACAGTTTAAACCGATTGAGACCAGCGAAGCAATTCAGATGCCTTCCAGTGGTGGGAAAAGACTCCCCGTTCGGCTATGTGGAGAGATTAAACGACCAGACTGGTGCGAACAACTACCAGCCTGAGAACGCGATGGTAGAGGCTTTTGCTCAGATGAACGAGAAGGGGCGCGAGGAATGGCTGAAGTTAACCGGCGATTCAAAGACCACTACGGCGTCCCGGTCCGTGTCATCAGATGGGAGCCACAGACCCGACGCGTTATATACCTTCGCGAAGGGTACGATCATGAGTGCTTCAGCCCTCTTGAACAATTCCAGCGTAAATTTACAGAGTTAAAGGACTACCATGAGCCTGTTGATGCCATCCCGGCCGATAGTGATAAACCCTGACCTTGCATACAGCATTGGCCTGAACGAGGCCATTGCGTTGCAGCAGGTTAACTACTGGCTTAAAGAAACCACCTCCGGACTGGAGCGTGACGGCGTGCGCTGGATTTACAACACCAACGAGCAGTGGCTGGAGCAGTTCCCGTTCTGGTCTGAGTCTACGCTGAAGCGCACATTCACCCGCCTGAAGAACCTCGGCGTGCTCAAAGTTGAGCAGCTGAACAAGTCTCAGCGCGACATGACGAACTACTACACGATCAACTACGAAAGCGAGCTTTTAGATGATGTCAAAGTGACCAAATCGAAGAGTTCAAAATGCACTCTTCCATCAGGTCAAAATGAACCGATGGAAGAGGTCAAAGTGGAACGCTCCATCGGGTCAAAAAGAACCGCTCTCATCAGGTCAAAATGCACTGATGTTCTTACAGAGAATACAACAGAGAATACTACAGATATTAAAAAACCTATTTGTCCGGTTGCGCCGCAACCAGACGACATCGATCCGGCAATTCGTGTCTTATCCCATTTCAACGAGGTTACTGGATCGTCATACGGGAAGGGCGGGCGCAATAAAACCGTTTTGGGATACATCAGGGGGAGACTGTCAGAAAACTACAGCGCTGAAGACCTGATGCTGGTGGTGGACTATCTCACAGCAAAATGGGCTGATGATCCAAAAATGGATGATTACCTTCGCCCGAGCACTCTCTTTGGTCCAGAAAATTGCGTTGAGTATTTTGACAAGGCTCAGAAATGGCAAAAGCGCGGAAGGCCTGCGTGTGTCAAAGGGCGTTGGCAACTCGGCGGTAGCGCTGACCAAAACTTTAAGGCCAACTTCCAGAACGTTGATTACAGCGTTCCAGCCAACTCAGGTTTCCGTGTTTCCGGAGGTACTCAATGAGCTTTCTGAAAACAATTCAGTTATTCGTAGCCAATAACCCTGGACTGACGAACAAAGAGATCGCTGCAGCACTCCCGGAGTATGCCTTGCACAGTGTTCAGCGTGCGGTATGCCGCCTGGTCATGCTTAACCGCGCTGAGCGCAAAGGTGTGCGTCCTAACTTCCGTTACTACGCAAAGGCACCTGTTGGTCCAATTGGGCCTATTGTCCCGCGCTACCCGGTAGAAAAAGCTGAAGTGATGCCTGAGCCAAAACAGGAAAGCGCACCAAACCCTGCTGTCATTGCGATGATGGACAAGGCTAAAGAGTTATCTGACAAGGGACTTTATCTGCGTGCTGCTACGGTTCTGATGGAGGCATTCAATCGATCAAAGAACGAAACCATGCGAGCCAAAATTCTCAAAGAGCGTAAGCGCTGCCTGAGTATGGCACCGAGGGTTAAAACCACCGGTGATGGCTGGTGTCTGGCTGGCCGAGCGAGGAACGTCTGATGAAATACTCACTGATTTATGCTGACCCAGCCTGGGAATACGGCAACACCGTCAGCAACGGCGCGGCTACTAATCACTACGGCACAATGAAGCTTATCGACATGAAGCGTCTTCCGGTCTGGGACCTTGCTGCCGATGATGCTGTTCTGGCTATGTGGTTCACCGGCACACATACTCGCGAAGCGATTGAACTGGCTGAAGCATGGGGCTTCAAGGTCCGCACGATGAAGGGCTTTACCTGGGTGAAGTTCAACCCGCTGGCGGAGCAGCACATCAACAAAGCTCTTCAGGCTGGTCGAGTGGAGGACTTTTACGACTTCCTCGACCTGCTGAACGTACAGACCCGCATGAACGGCGGCAACTACACCCGAGCCAATACCGAAGACATGCTGATCGCCTCCAGGGGGAATGGACTTGAACGGCAGTGCGCCAGCATCAAGCAGGTAATCTACAGCCCACTCGGGGAGCACAGCCAAAAGCCAGCCGAGGCGCGTTTCCGTCTGGAGAAGCTTTACGGGGACGTTCCGCGAATCGAACTGTTCAGCCGCTGTGGTGCGCCTGGCTGGGACCACTGGGGTAATCAGGCCGAGTCAGCTGCAGTCGAGTTGATTCCCGGTGTTGCTGTTCCTGTCACAAATAACCGGGAGCATGCAGCATGATAAAACTATCAACCGAGCAGGAGAACGCGGTTCGTGACGTTGCCCGTCAATGCTCAGATGCCATTAAAAAAGCCCTGAAGAAAAAGCCTAAGCCGAGTTGGAATGTCGTTGTACCTCCGATCCTGAAGGAGTACCACGAGAAGGTTAAACCGATGGGCGTAAGCCTGGTGATGTTCAACAGCGTAATCGGGCGCCTGAACGGGCGTTATGGAGTCGAGTCATGATCGAATTAACGCCGCGCCAAAGTGAAGTATATGAAGCTATCAAGGTTCACATCGAAAGGGTTGGCTTCCCACCAACATTGTCCGAACTTGCTGAACTGATTGGTTGCTCATCGCAGAACGCTGCTGCTGAGCATGTGAAGGCGCTAAAGAAAAAAGGTTACCTATCCATTGCTCCTGGCGCTGACAGGGGCATTACCGTCGTCAAAACAGAACTGGATGCTGATCCGGTAGCGATCATTAAAGGTCTGTTATCCGGTGGAGACAAGGCAAGAGTTAACGCTGTTGAATGGCTGAAAAAACAGGGAGTGACTGTATGAAACTGGTGCTCCCGTTCCCTCCGAGCGTAAACACCTACTGGCGAGCCCCGAATAAGGGGCCGTTAAAAGGCCGCCATCTTATCAGTGAGAAAGGCAGGGCATATCAGAGTGCGGCATGTGCAGCGATTATTGAGCAGCTGCGTTGCCTTCCAAAACCATCATCGTCACCAGCTGCGGTGGAGATACTTCTCTTTCCACCAGATGCACGCCGCCGCGACATCGACAATTACAACAAGGCTCTCTTTGACGCGCTTACTCACGCTGGCATCTGGGAGGATGACAGTCAGGTGCAGAGAATGCTGGTGGAGTGGGGGCCGAAAGTACCTGGTGGACGAGTAGAGATATCGATCAAGAAACATGAACCTCTGGCGGGTGCAGCCGCCTGATAAGTGGAGAAGAGCATGAATCAGATGAATATCACCGTAATGTGTCCGACTCACCACGCCGCAGCCATGGGGCAGCAAATAACGATGTCCAGCCGTGAGATTGCAAAGTTGGTCGACTCGCGCCACAGCAACGTCTGTGTAACCATCGAGCGCCTCATGAATTCTGGCGTAATTGGGGGGTATGCTGCATTGCAGTACACCCACCCTCAGAACCAGCAGGTTTACCACTACTACGAAGTTAACAAGCGAGACAGCTATGTGATCGTCGCGCAGCTGTGCCCGGAGTTTACCGCCCGTCTGGTTGACCGCTGGCAGGAACTGGAGAGCGGGGCAGGGCTGGTGGTACCGCAAACACTACCTGAAGCACTTCGCCTCGCTGCCGACCTTGCCGAACAGAAGCAACGCCTGAGTGAAGAACTGGCCATAGCAGCGCCTAAGGCTGAATTTGTTGATCGTTATGTCAAAGCCACTGGCTCAATGACGTTCCGGCAGGTTGCCAAGCTCCTTAACGCCAAAGAACCAGAGTTCGCGATGTTCCTCATTGAAAACGGCATCATGTACCGGTTAAACCGTGTGCTTACACCAAAGAGCAAGCACATCGAAGCAGGGCGCTTCGAAGTTAAGACAGGGACTACCAACCAGACTAACTACGCATTCAATCAGTCCCGCTTTACTGCAAAGGGCGTGCGCTGGATTGGCGGCTTGTGGGCTGAACATATTGCTAAGGGGCAAATTGCGTGAGAGCCATACTGACACCTGAAGTCGCGCCATTGTCCGGGGTGGTGCTGTTTCGCCCTGGTAACGAATTGTTGTGGCTGTTTCGTCGTGGCCGGGTGGTGATTGAAACGCCTTCCGAAGCAATCAAGCACCTGCCATCTGGACTGATTCCTGAAGCGCACCAGCCACTGACGGATGATGTCAGTGTGCAGGAACTTTTCCTGAATGAGAGAATTATTCAGCGTGCTGGTGGACTGAGTGGCCTTGATGCCTGGCTGGAACGTAAATTCGAATGTCAGTGGCCGCACAACGAATGGCACTCAAAGGACTTCACTCTGCTACGCCACGCCCCCGGCAGCATTCGCCTGTGCTGGGGATGCGATAACCAACTGCGTGAACAAACCACTGAAAGACTGGCAGGAATTGCCATGCAGAACCTGGTAAAATGGCTGCTCGAAAGAGTAAATATTATGCTGGGTTTCAGCGCTGACCATACCCTGACGCTGCCGGAGTTCTGCTGGTGGATGGTACGTAACGATCTGGCTGACCTTATTCCTGAATCAGTGGCTAACCTGGCACTCAGGATTAAGCCTGAATCGCACAGCTCAGTGATGCGGGAAAGCGACATTGTTCCGTCATTACCGGCGACTGAAATCCTCCAGGAGAAAGTGAAGAAGATAGTCTCGGTGAAGGTCGATCCTGAATCACCCGAATCTTTCATGCTGAGGCCAAAGCGCCGCCGCTGGGAGAACGATAAGTACACCCGCTGGGTGAAGTCGCAGCAGTGCAGTTGCTGCAATAACCCGGCAGACGACCCCCACCACCTGATAGGCCACGGGCAGGGTGGAATGGGTACTAAAGCGCATGACCTGTTTGTGATACCGCTGTGCAGAGCGCATCACGATGAGTTGCACGCTGATCCTGTGGCATTTGAAGCGAAGCACGGCGACCAGTTGGAGCTGTTGTTTCGGTTTTTAGATCGTGCGCTGGAAATCGGCGTACTGGCGTAAGTGGAGACGCTCATGGACCTCGATAACGTTGTTAAATTTTTTGCCCCGAAGGGAATGCATATTTCCGACAGTGTGCGCGCTACTGCCAGCGAACAGCTGACGGTGACTGATGTTATGGCTGCGCTGGGCATGACACAGGCAGACGCCGGAATTGGTCTTGCCATGTATCTGGGCAAGGCAGGTGTAAGCAAGCAGGACAGAGACGCCTCGATTAACTGGCTTGCTGAATACGCCAAACAATCCGCGCCTTTTGCAGTACGCCGTCTCGCCGGAAAGAAATTCCCTCTCTGCATGCTTATCCTCGCTAAGTTCGCCTATAACGACTATGCATCGTCAGCCGCTGATTTATCCGATTGCCCAAAATGCAACGGTAAAGGTCTTATTGAAAAAGTCGGTACGGTCACCAAAAGCCATTACACAATGAGAATTCCTCAGTGGGCAAAAGACCTTGGACAGTCGCCATCTTCTTTCGAAAAGAAGCGGGAGGTGAAGAACGTGGAGCAATCACTCTGCGCAAAATGCAACGGTATCGGGAAAATAAGTAAGCGCTGCCAGTGTGGAGGAACAGGAAAGACACTGGACCGTAAAGCAACGGAGCTGCAAGGCGTACCTGTTTATAAGGAATGCAAGCGCTGTGAAGGGCGCGGTTACAGCAGGCCAAAGTCATCTGTTGCTTACCGGGGAATATTCTCTGAGCTGCCAAGTCTTCCTGATCGCACCTGGCGTTACAGCTGGAAGCCATTCTACGAAATGCTTGTTTCTCGCTGCTTTCAGGAAGAGAGCTATTCAAACACCCAACTGAAAAAAGTAACAAGAAACGATAATTTGACGGATATCGCGTAATTTAACGTCACGTTTCTTGCAATGTTGCCGTTTTTGATGTAATTTGACACTAACGATGGCTTTGTATGTCCACGGTTAGAAAGAAAATATAAAAAAAACCTCGCTACGGCGGGGTTTTGTTGTTTCTAAGGGCTGCCAAATGGCGGCCTTTTTTGTTTCCCCTCGTTCTGAGAGGACTCACGGCGATGATGTATTGACCGCTAGAATGGATTAGTTGTAACTTATTATTGTGGTGAATCCTTTCTAAGCGAAAGGGCGTTCCAGTCAACTGCTATCTGCAGGTATGCGCGCGGCTTTGCTGACTGGGGTAGAGTCACCGGGAGGCACCCGGCACCATGACAACAACAATACAGTTTCAAATTCCTTGAGAGCCTGCCGTAAAAAGCAGGCCTTTTTTTATGAATTTGCAAACTGCTGCTACGCTTGAAATGTGTGTTGAAGGTAATTGCCTGATGGTTCTCCTGAACCGTTGTGAACCAGCCCGATACTGTCTCACTCAGGTCAGTTAGCAAGACTCACGACTACCTACCTTACTTACTAATAGTCACTCATTAGCCCGCCTTCAAAAGCGGGCTTTTTTTATTCCCCTCATCACTGAGAGGATTCACGGCAATAAGAGGGGGACTAGATGTCCGATCCTGTTTCTGGCACGACAGTAGCGGCTGGTGGTCTGATGGGGGCCAGCATGTTCGGCCTGGCAACCGGCATAGATTACGGTGTGGTGTTTGGCGCATTCGCTGGTGCGGTGTTCTACGTCGCTACGGCGGTTAATATCAGTCGCCTTAAGCTGGTGGGCTACTTCATCACCTCATTCATCTTCGGCGTTATCGGCGCTCCACTGCTTGGCTCTTACTTCTCCAAATGGACGGGGTATAGCGACAGGCCACTTGATGCGCTGGGCGCGGTAATCGTAGCCGCTATTGCTATTAAGCTGCTGACGTTCGTCAACAGTCAGGATTTGGGTAGCCTGTTTGGAATTCTCTCGCGTTTACGTGGTGGAGGGGCCAGCAATGGTAACAAGTGATCCGAGTGCGATGGCAAACGCAATTATCTCTGCTGTGATCGTTATTGCACTGATGTTCTACCAGCGCGGCGGGGCGAGACATCGCCCTCTGATATCGCTGATGGCTTATTTCACGGTGCTGGTATACGCCAGCGTCCCTTTCCGTTACCTGTTCGGCCTGTACCATGAATCGCACTGGTTCGTGGTGCTGGTGAACGTCCTGATATGCGCCGCCGTTCTATGGGCTCGGGGAAACGTTGCGCGCTTGGTTGACGCACTGAGGCACTAATGAACCAATCACAATTTCAAAAGGCGGCTGGGCTAAGCGCCGAGTTAGCTGCGCGCTGGTTTCAGCCAGTGAGCGATGCGATGAAAGAGTTCGGCATCACCAAGCCGGTAGACCAGGCGATGTTCATTGCTCAGGCTGGGCATGAGTCGCTAGGTTTCACCCGACTACAGGAAAACTTCAACTACAGCGTAGTGGGGTTGGCAAACTTCATTCGAGCAGGACGCATCACACAAGACCAGGCTAATGAGCTTGGCCGTCGACCTGAAGAACGAGCATTACCGATTGAGCGCCAGCGTGCCATTGCAAACCTGGTCTACAGCAAACGCTACGGTAACAATGCGCCTGGTGATGGATGGAAATACCGAGGGCGTGGACTCATCGGCATCACGTTCCTTGATAACTATCGTGACTGCGGAAATGCCCTGAAGGTAGATTTGGTTCAACAGCCTGAGCTGTTAGCTGAGCCCATTTATGCAGCCAGAAGCGCAGCGTGGTTCTTTGCTACTAAGGGATGCCTGAAGTATTCCGGCGACCTGATACAGGTGACGAAGATTATTAACGGCGGCACGAACGGACTTGAAGATCGTCGCGCACGCTTCGGGCAAGCGAAAACGGTGCTGGTATGAAAAAGTGGCTGCGCATCTTACTCCCGCGATGGGAGACAGATACGGTTGTTCTTCAGGCACAAGGTAATGAGCTTCATATCGTCTGCAGCTACGAAGATATCGATCCCGGCGAGATGTTTGACGGTATGTGTGAGCTCAAGACCTTCACCTGGCTGAACTGGTCTTTCCCGTCAGGGGAACCCATGAACGTTCGATCCTTTGAACCGAAGGTGGAAGCATGAGCACAGTGCAGTTAATCATCACGGTAGCAGTAGCCATTCTTGGCGCTATCGCCGCAGCTTTTGGCATTGGTCATTCACGCGGTGCCAGTAAAGCGGAAGCCAAAGCAGACCAGCAGCGCACTGAAGACAAGGCCGCTGCCACTGAAGCAGCAGCAGAACGCCGGGTACAAGCCACCAAAGAGGCCAGCAATGTACAACAAACTGTTAACCGTATGCCTGATGACGATGTTGATCGCGAGCTGCGCGGAAACTGGACCCGCAAAGGTTGAAGTCATCGACACCAGCTGTGACTGGGTAAAGCCAGTCTACCTGACTGATCACGACATCAACGTTATGGACCGCCAGACGAAGAAAGACATCCTGGCGCATAACAAAGCGTGGCAGGCGAATTGTCAGAAACAAAAAGAAGTGAGGTCAAAGTGATCGCAACCATCGGAACAATTCTGGTCTGGTTGATAATGGGCATTGCGGGTATTGGTGCTATTTTCTGTGCCTTCATTGGCTTGCTGTTTCTCATCAACTGGCCTAAATGAACTCTCCGCCATAAACCTCGTGACAACCCGCGCTGCCCCATCGAACAGGGTAACCAATAGCCTCGCAATAGCGGGGCTTTTTATTAGCAGAAGAAGGAGAAGAAGCGTGTTAACAGTAAAAGTGATGTCGCCGGGCGGCGGCGAAGAGATTCATTGCGGCCTGAGCGTTGGCTTTAATCCCAAACAGCAGAGCATCGCGGTATCTGGAATGGACAAAAATGTTTTCCTTAAACCCGGTGAGGTCGCCTACGTGATGAACCAGAACGGGAAGACGGTATCTCGTTACGAGCATATTTACCGTCAGGAAGTGCTGCATAACGCGGTGGAATCGTAGCCATTACAAAGCTCGCCTGCTGGTGGGCATGTCGTGCTGTAGAGCGTCTAGTTGCCGACTGTTAAGCATTACATCAGGCCCTGTGTAGATGCCTGCAATACAAAGCAAGAATAGCTCGTTCATTCTTCGTTTGTATATATGTTATAACTTCGGAAACATTTAGTAAGGAGCGCAGAATGAGTAAGTTTTTATGTTTCCTCGTATTATTCCTGGTGGGATGTCAGGGGCCAAAACAACAAACATTAACACCAAAGCAGAGACAGGAGTTCCCCATAATCAATCAATGGGCTGTAAAATTTAAAGAGGCAGTTGAAAGTAGATTTCCATATGCCAGTAGATATGTCGGAGATACATGCACTATCCGTGTTCATCAGCCGAAAGGAACAAATAAAATCAACAATATGCATGTAGTAGAAGGGAACCCGGAATTGTGTAAAGCGGCAGTTAAAGCTATACAGACCGCCAGTGATGATGGTTTATTACCCCTTACGCCGGACCTTATCGGTGAGGAGTTTCCGTTGGATTTCAAACCATAGACGCGTCTCAGAACCACTATAACTTTTGTATTGCCTTCACCATCGCATTACAGCAGGCATTCACTGAGTGCCTGCGATAATGACGAATTGTGGTGTACGTGTTAATCGTCAAATAAGAAGGAAAAGGCGAGCGCACCTTTACGATGGCTATCCGGTTAAAGATCGGCACACCCGAGCTAATACGTACATCACAGTCCCATCAAGTAGTGGGCTTGATAATGGCAATACTTACGGAGACTGTTATGGCGACGCTTAAAGACCTTTCCAGTCAGTTAAGACAGCTGCAGAAGCAGATACCGTTTGCGACTGCCCAGGCGATGACTAAAGTGGTTCGCCAGATAGAGGTAGCCCAAAAAACAGCATTTGAGCGGCATCTGGATAATCCAACACCTTTTACAGTTAAATCGGTAGGGTCAGTTGGTGCCAGGAAAAACAGCCTTCGTGCAAAGGTGTTTGTTCGTGATACTGCTGCTGGCTACCTAGAACCTTTCGAGTTCGGCGGAGAGCATAAGCTCAATGGTAGTGCTTTGCTTAACCCGAAAGACATAAAGCTTAATAAATACGGCAACCTGCCGCGTAATAAGCTCTCTCAGCTCAAAGCAAAGGAAAATGTATTCGTAGGTGAGGTGGATGGCGTTAACGCTGTCTGGCAGCGTAAGAAACCGATGAAAGCTAAGAAGCGACGGGCCAAGCGCTCCGCTAATGGGACGCGAAGACCGAAACGTAAACAGCGTTCTCCAAAGCTTTTGATCCGGTTTGGTGATGCGCTACCTGTGACTCCAGTGCTGGGGTATATGGATAGGGCCCGTACCATGGCGAACGCACTGCTACCGTCTGCTTTAAATCAGGCGATAGCAGAAGCCATCAGGACGGCAAAATAAAAGCAGTAACTTATAAGTTAATTTCGCAAGCTTTTATGAAGCTGTTTACTGCAGTTGTCGATCCAGAAACATTGGCTGACATGGAATGCTGGTTTCCGCCATCCTTTGTTTGCACACCAACTAACACTTTGGATTTCGCCCCCTGAAGCTGCTTAAGCACTGTTTTTAGTTGGTCCGCGTCATCCGATTGAATCTGGAGGCTCTGAACATTACGTCTTGAAAGGGTAGCATCGAGCTTCACTGCGGTATTCCCGTCGACCTTCATTATCAGGTCCATTGGTACCTCTGATAGTGATTCGGTGCTTTTATCCATTTCAACGTATGCCGCCGATAGCTTTTCTTTAGTGCAGTCAAACACAATGGCGCCATTGTCGGATGAAACCTCGCCAAGCATCATTGCTTTCTTACCACCAGAGAAAAGGTCATCTTCAGTATTAGTTACCCACTGGGCATGAGCAATTGGTGATGCCAGCACTGCGGCTACGAAAGTTATTTTGATTATATTGTTACCCATTACATTCTCCTTGTATTGAATAGGAATAATCATAGTCGGAGCGAATGGTCGAAGCCATTAAAAAAATGGGTCCTTCCTGAGACTTTTGTAAGGTACGGGCATTGCGCGCCGCGGTGTTTTCCTAGCTACAACTTTCAGATTTGTGTCCCATGTCCCACCTCTGGCGATCATTACGGACACCTCGCCAGCTCTGGCTATTCCAGTTTATTCCAGTGGGACATTCTGGTGGGACATGGCAAAAATGTCCCAGGCGAATGTCCCACCCCAGAAAATGTCCCAGGTGATGTCCCATGACAACGATGAACCAGAGTCAGTACGCACAACATTCAGGTGTGGATCGCAAAACAATTGGCCGGTGGATTAAAGCCGGGCGCTTCATTGTGATGGACGGAGACCTGATTGACGTAGAGGCCAGCGATGCGGCATTGAAGAAAAACCGCGATGGCAAAGACCCGCGCGCCTCGAACGCGAAGAAAAAGAAAACTCCCGTCGTTAGCGATAACGATGATGACGGTGATGAAATCAATAAAACTGTCCGCCAGATAATGCTCACTGAAGGGGAAGATCTTTCGAGAGAGGAAGCGGGACGTATCCGCGAGAATTACATGGCCCTGCAGGCAAAGCTGCAGTATGAAAAAGACAGCGGCCAGCTTATTGAGCTGACAGCAGCCGAGGAGGTTTTATTCAACACCTTTCGCCAACAGCGTGATGCCTGGCTTAACTGGCCGTCCAGGGTGGCGCCGCTAATGGCTGCTGATCTGGATGTACCGGCGGACAGGATGACAGAGGTGCTGATTGAACATGTCCACAAACACATCTCAGTCCTCGGAGAGCCAGAGTTTAACCCGGCAGAAGATTGAGCGTCTTGAATTAAGCGTCCGCAAAGGCTGGACACCCCCGCCGCGTATCAGTGTGCCGCAGTGGGCAGATGACTATCGTAAGCTGGCAAAAGAGGCTGGGAGCACTTCGGGAAACTGGGAAACATCGACGGTAGAAATTGCCCGCGGACCGATGCTTGCCGCGACGGAGTCCGGGGTTCATATCATCACTGTAATGTGCTGCACCCAGTTGATGAAGACAGCACTGCTGGAAAACCTTTTTGGCTATTTTGCCCACCTCGATCCTTGTCCGATACTGCTGCTGCAGCCGAAAGAAGAAGCCGCTGAACAGTTTTCGAAAGAGCGTATTAGCCCGCTGGTAAGGGTGACGCCGGTACTGCGTAAAATCATCGGTGATTCGAAACAGAAAAGCTCGAAAGAAACCATTCTTTACAAGGCATTCACTGGCGGATTTCTGGCGCTGGCGGGTGCTGGTAGCCCTGATAACCTTGCGCGTCGTCCGATTCGTGTCCTGCTGGCGGATGAAGTGGACAAGTACCCGATAACCCGCGAAGGCGATCCTATTACGCTGGCCGAAGAGCGTACAGCGACATTTGGCCTGACCTGGCTGTCTGTGCGCGCCTGTTCGCCGACGGTGGAGGATGAGAGCCGCATTGCTGACAGCTACGCCGACTCCGATCAGCGCCGGGCATCTGTAGTTTGCCCGCACTGTGGCCACCGCCAGTTCCCCGACTTTTTCAAACACGTTCAGTGGCCGAAAGAGGGGGATAAACACCTGACTAAATCGGCGATGCTCTATTGCGAATGCTGTGGTAGTGGCTGGTCCGAAGGACAGCGCCTCAGAGCTCTGCACACTATCCGATGGCATCAGACGCGCCCATTTGAGTGCTGCGGGGAGCGGCATTCACCGCTGATGGATTATGACCTTGCCTGGCGGGCGGCAGACGAGGGCAGCGTTGAAAAGGTCTGGCAATGGTCAGAGTCGGAACGGCATGCGGTCTATCGGGCAATCTGCCCCTCCTGTGGAAAGGAGGCAGTCGATAACCACCACGCGGGGTACCAGGCATCCAAGCTTTTCAGCCCCTGGCAAAAAGATAAGCCGTCGGATATTGCGAAAAAATATATCGATGCGAAGGGCGATCCGGATAAGGAACAGGCGTGGTGGAATACCCAGATGGGGCTTCCGCACCGGCCTAACCATGGGAAACAGCTCCCTGTTGATGTTCTGCTGGCGCGCCGGGAAATATTTCCGGCCGTCGTTCCGGACGGAGTGGCATTGTTAACAGCTGGAGTTGATACCCAGGACGATCGCTTCGAAATTACGATCACCGGCTGGGGGAGAGATGAAGAATCGTGGTCGGTCGCGCATGACGTTATTTATGGTGACCTTGAGACGGAAGAACCCTGGAAGCGACTGGATGCATACCTGAAACAGATCAGGCGACGTGGTGACGGGCGCGGCCTGAATATCATGGCAACGTGCATGGACTCCGGCGGCCACCATACGCAGAAGGTATACGAATTCGCCAAAGAGCGCCTTGGCCGTCGTGTCTGGGCAATTAAGGGGGAGTCTGCGCAGGGGGGCAAACGCAATCCTGTCTGGCCGACCAAACGACCATCATCGAAAAGCAAAGCCAGTTTCCGCCCTGTCATTCTGGGTGTTAACTCAGCAAAAGACGTGATACGCGGTCGCCTGCATCTTGAGCCACCCAAACCTGGTGCCGCCGCTGCGGGTTATATGCATTTCCCTGATGATCGCGATCTCGGGTACTTCAATCAGCTGCTGGCGGAGCGACTGGTTTACAAAGTCATTTCCGGGCAGCGGTACAGTATCTGGGAAGCAATACCAGGACGTGCTAACGAGGCGCTTGACTGCCTCGTTTACAGCTATGCCGCGCTGTGCGGTCTCAAACATATGGGGTTAAAACTCAACGTCCGGGCCGCCAACCTCGAAGCCGATCCGGATAAGTTCCTGCCAGCGCCAGTTGGACAGGAAGAAAAAATCAATTACGAGCTGCCGGGTGCGGTTATTGAAGAACCAACGCCGGTCAAACGTAAGCGAATATCGCAACTCCTGCCGAAATAAGGAAAATCATGTTCAACCGGAACACCAGCCTGCTTGCTGGCGCAATGACTGACGATCAGCTCAGAGATGCACTTGCGAAAGCTCAGCAGGCGTACATTGATTTAGCAACCGGGAGCCACGGTGTTTCGTTTTCCTATACGCAGGGAGACGGGACACGATCAGTGTCCTATCAGCAAAGCACCCTGGCTGATCTGCTGGCTCTGATTCAACTTCTGCAGGCGCAACTGGGGATTATCTCTCGTCCCCGGAAACCAGCGAGGTTTAGATTCTGATGAATAAAGTACAGATACTGGGCTCTGATGGGCAGCCGTTGCGACAGCAGCGTCCCTCTATGCTGGTGGGGGGGAGCCGCGTACCTTATGACGCGGCTGACTCTTTCAGCGATCAACTGGCTAACTGGCAACCCGCGCTGTGGTCGCCGGACAATGAAATTAATATCTACCGGGATCGCATCGTGTCCCGCGCACGCGATCTGGTCCGTAATGACGGCTGGGCAAACGGTGCGGTAACGCGTCTGCTGGATAATGCGGTTGGTGCCAACTTCCGGCCCATCATGAAACCCGATTACCGTGTTCTCAGAATGATCACCGGAAACAAAGCGTTTGATGCGTCCTGGGCGGAAGAGTACGGAAAAGCGCTGGACGGGCACTGGCGGACCTGGAGTAACGATCCTGGCCGGTATTGTGATGTTGAACGAAAACTCACCGTGTCGCAGATGTTACGCCTGGGGTTTCGTCACAAGCTTATTGACGGGGATGCTCTGGCCATTCTCCAGTACAGAACTGACAGGCTTGGTCCCGGAAGAGGCCGTTACGCCACCACGGTACAGATTGTCGATCCTGACCGCCTCAGTAACCCTCAGCAGAATTTCGATATGCCAAATGTCCGTGGTGGCGTTGAAATTGATGCGGACGGTGCGCCGGTTGCTTACCACATCAGGGAGGCCCATATCGGTGACTGGTGGAGCGGGGCTAAAACCATGACGTGGCAGCGCATCCCGCGTGAAACTGACTGGGGCCGCCCGCATGTGGTTCACGATTTTGATCATGAGCGTGGCGCGCAGCACCGCGGTAACGGCATCCTGACTCCGGTTATTCAGCGTCTGAAAATGCTGGTGAAGTATGACCAGAGCGAGCTTGAGGCAGCAATTCTTAATGCCATATTCGCCGCATACATTGAGTCACCCTATGACCCTGCGATGGTTCAGTCTGCCCTGGGTGAGACCTATGACGAATCAGAGTTAGGCACTTATCAGGACGGGCGTGTTGAGTTCCATAACGATCGGCGTCTGACACTTCAGAATGGTGCCCGAATGCCCATTCTTTATCCTGGTGAGAAAATCACGACGGTTAACGCGGCGCGGCCCTACAGCAATTTTGAAGTCTTCGAATCTGCTGTTCTCCGTAATTTTTCTTCAGGAACAGGGTTGTCCCCACAGCAGGTCACCCAGGACTGGTCTGACGTTAACTACAGTTCTGCACGCTCCTCGTTGCTGGAGGCATGGAAAACACTGACTCGCCGCCGGGACGATTTTTCTACCGGCTTCGCTCAGCCCATTCTCACCGCCTTTGTTGAAGAAGTTCACGACAATGAGGATTTACCCCTGCCCGCAGGCGCACCTGATTTTGTTGACGCCAGAGCCGCGTATTCCCGTGCGCGCTGGATGGGGCCTGGGCGCGGCTGGGTGGATCCGGTTGCAGAGAAAAAAGGCGCCATTCTTGGTCTGGATGCCGGACTTTCCACCCTCGAGATTGAGGTGGGTGAAAACGTCGGTGAAGACTGGGAAGAAGTGCTTGATCAGCGCCAGAGAGAAATTGAGTCATGTCTTAAACGCGGATTACCGCTTCCGAGCTGGGCACAGGCTGACCAGTTTGCGAGCCAGACCATTACCGACCCGGAGGAAAAGTGAATCTACCCCATCTGGCCCAGCGATTATTTAATACCCCGCTGGCGCTGCACCCGAGTAAAGCCGAAGTCATCATGGCATCCGTAATGGACCGATTTGGTATCAGTAAAATCGAATCTTCTCTTGCCATGGAGGATGACTGGTACGGATATGACGATAACCAGGGGCGGGAATCCCGTCGTGATCCGGGTTATGACAATGTGCTGGGCGTCGCCGTAATCCCGATATGCGGAACGCTGGTACAAAAACTGGGCAGTCTGCGTCCGTACAGTGGCATGACAGGATATGACGGCATTCGTCAGGCCTTTCTTACTGCGATGGAAGATCCCGACATTTCGGGCATTTGCCTGGATATCGACTCACCCGGCGGCGAGGTCGCCGGCTGCTTCGATCTGGTTGATGTCATTTACGGATCCCGGGGGAAAAAGCCTATCCATGCCATTCTGACGGAAAGCGCCTATTCCGCTGCGTATGCCATTGCCAGCGCAGCGGACCGGATTTCTGTTCCGCGCACCGGCGGCGTGGGTTCTGTGGGTGTGATTACCATGCACCTTGACTGGACGCAGCGGATTAAAGATGACGGTCTTAAAGTTACGATCATCACCTATGGATCCCGCAAGGCTGAAGGTTCGCCGCTGAGAGAGCTGTCAGATGAAGCGCTGGCCGCCATTCAGCAGGACATTAACACCATGGGCGAATTGTTTGTGAACACCGTCGCCAGAAACCGGGGGATTAGCGCAAAGGTTATAAAAAGTACCCAGGCCGCCTGTTTTATGGCTGCTGATGGCGTTGAAATTGGACTGGCTGATGAGGTGTGTCCTCCTGACGCTGCGTTCAAAAACTTACTTGAAAAAACAGGAGCCTGAAATGGCAAAGAAAAAACCGTTTAGTTTTGCTCACCTTATGGGTCTTGGCGCTTCCGCTTCAGAGGAAGAAGAGGATAAAAAAGCCAAAAAAGCGAAAGCCCGTCGTGCTGAAGAAGAAGAGGAAGAGGAGACCGCAGAAGAGGAAGAAGAGGAAACTGCGGAAGAAGAGGAGGAAGAGACAGCCTCCGAAGAAGACGACGATCCTGAAGCAGAAGAAGATGAAGACGGTGATGACCCAAAAGAAAGTAAGTCAGCCCGACAGGCGCGTAGTGCAGAGCGTAAGCGCTGCGCCCGTATCTTCGGTAGTAAGCATGCAGCCGCGAATCCTTCACTGGCCGCGTCACTGGCGTTCAATACCGGGATGAGTTCTGCAGCAGCAATTAACGTCCTGGCCTCTTCGGCTCCGGCAGCAGCATCAGTGCAGCCACCCCGCAAACGCTCTCTCGATCAGCGTATGCAGGAAAGCCACCAGGTTCGGCTTAACCCGGATAGTGGACGGAAAGAGACCGGAAAGTCTGCGCTGGTAAGTAAAATGACCGGCCTCTACAACTCCACAAGAGGAGAGAAATAATGGATCAGTTTGGTCAGAATGCGTTTGCGCCTGGCATGAAGAGCGCGCTGTTTATTCCGGATCAGCTTGTCGCTGGCACGCTCCAGCTGGTGACTGACACCGGGATCATTACGGGCGGTACCTTTAAGCGTGGTACGGTCCTGGGCCTGGTGGCTGCCAGCGGGAAATACACGCAATGTGTGAAAACGGCTGAAGATGGCAGTCAGGTACCCGTTGCTATTCTGGTTGATGATGTTGATGCATCGTCTTCCGATCAGAACGGCGGCCTGTATCTGATGGGGGAATTCAACCAGCACCGAATTATTTTTGATAACTCCTGGACGACAGCTGACCTGAAAAAAGCGCTCCGACCGCTGGCTATCTTCCTGAAAGACAGTGACCAGGCACCTGTAACCACCTCCTGATTTCCCCCACGGCTCTCCTGACGAATGCTTTAACCGGCAGGGGCTGGCTCGTTTAAAATTTTTGCCAGCTACGGCTGGCACTATCAAGAGACTGAATATGGAAAATATTTTTGATACCAGCGTGCTGGTGCAGGTTGTTCCTAACCTGAAAACCAGCCAGAACTGGCTGCTCGATCGCTTCTTCCCGAATGTCGTGACTTACGAGACTGAAGAAGTGGCGATTGATGTTGATGTCGGCCTGCGTCGTATGGCGCCGTTCGTCTCCCCGCTGGTGGAAGGTAAGCTGGTCGAATCCCGTAAATACCAGACCAATACCTTTAAACCGGCATACATCAAAGATAAGCGCGCGCCGGACCTGCGCAAACCTATCCGTCGCCAGATTGGTGAGCGTATTGGCGGGGAATATACCGCTGCCGAGCGCGAAATGCTGAACCTTCAGTTTGAAATGGCTGACCAGATTGACATGATCAACCGTCGTCTGGAATGGATGGCGGCCAGTGCGCTGGTGTCCGGGACCGTAACCGTCGCCGGGGAGGGCTATGAAACTAAGGTGGTGGATTTCGGTCGTGCTTCGGATCTGACCATCACTCTTAGCGGCTCGGATAAATGGCCACTGACCGTTGCAGCTGGCGCTACCAATACCCAGCCATCAGATGACATTGAAATCTGGCAGACTACTTTCCTGAAAGAGTCCGGCTCTGTCGCCACGGATCTGGTCTTTACGAATAAGTCATGGCGTGCATTCCGACTGGATACCACCATCAAGGATAACGCCATTACATTCCCGGCGCTGAGCCCGTTTGGTAACCAAATTAACGCCGGCCCACAGGCGATGAAGGGCGCAATTTATAAAGGGCGTTGGGGTAACTTTGACCTCTGGTTATATAACGACTGGTTTATTGACCCGCTGGACAACGTCGAGAAGCCTATGATCCCCGATGGCGCTGTCATTATGAGTGGGGCCGATCTGATGGGGACCCGCGCATTTGGCGTTATCCTGGACCCGGCTTTCAACTACGGTCCGCTGGCCTATGCGCCAAAATCCTGGGTGAAAGAAGATCCAGCCCAGCGTCTTATCCTGATGCAATCCTCCCCGCTGGTTATTCCGAGCCGGGTAAATGCATCCCTCTGCGCAACGGTGGTCTGATATGGCAAAACAACCTAATACCGGGCTGGCTGATGATCTGAATGCAGAAGGATCTGCCAAAGATGGCCTGAGCGTTGACGACCTGAATGCGGGCGATAACACCCAGGTAAAACAGCCTTTGAGCAAAACAGATGATGCCGAATCGTCTGTTGATGACGATGGTGGTGACGAAAAATCCGAAGACACTGAATCGCAGGAGTATGTGGTGTTGAAAGGGAATTGCATTCGTCATGACGGGGAGATGTACCGCGAAAATATGCGCATCCCTGTAACCGGCAAAGATGCTGAGCGTCTTCTGCAGTCCGGCGTTATTGCTGATGTTGATGTGCTTCGTAAGCGAGTTCTTGCTTCTCAGCCATCAGTTTCAGTTACGACAGGGTAATGACATGGGCGTGGACTGGGATTCTCATCTTCTGAGTCCGCTGCATGATGTCTTTGGCGATGAGCACGAGTACCGTCCACGTAACGGTACTCCTTTTACAATTAACGGGATTTTTGACCGTGGTTATGCGCAGGTTGCTGAAAACCTTGATGGCGATTCAGAAATTAACACCTCCAGCCCGATGCTGGGTGTGCGCGATGCTGAATTTCGCAAGCTGGGTAAATCGCAACCTGCTGTATCTGACCGGGTATTTATAAAGACGGTCGGTGGTCACATCATCAATCAGTTATTTGTTGTGTCAAACGTCGAACCCGACAGTCATGGCGGATCTCGTCTTGTCCTCAATGTGGTAAAACCGCGATGAATGCAGCAGCGATACGGCAAATGGTTGTCACTGCACTAACCGGGACAACCAGCGCGGACGACCGCGTATTCTCACCACGCGACTGGTCAACTTCACCTGATATGTATCCTGTGTTGTTGGTTCAGACGCCTTTTGAACAGAAAAAATCACAGGGGCGTAATACCCCTGCTTTTACTACCCTCACCACTGTCAGGATCACCGGGCGCGTTCAGGAGTATGACGGCGATACAGTGGATGATGGAGCCATGCGGGCAGAGCTGGCGCTTGAAAGCCTTCGCGAGCAGGTGGAGCGCGCGGTGATCAACAGCTACGAACTGACGCGGAACATTCAGAAATACGCGGAAGTTCGTTCAACCATCAATGTTGATTCAGACGGAGAGGCCCATATGGGGCAGCTTCTTTTTGAGATCGACATAGAGCATTACCAGGGGCCGGAAGATTTTTATCCTGTCCAGTCGGTTCCCCTTGAGGGCATGGATATTGCGGTCGACATGCCAGACGGCACAGTTAAACCGGGTATCAGCCTCAATCTTCAGGAGTAATCCATGTTTGTAAAGCCGAACAACGGGCTCAGCGTTCGCTGCCCCGTCAAGGGCACCCCATTGCCTAAAGAGGGTGCTGAAGTACCTGACAATATTTTCTGGCGTCGCCGTCTGAGCGATGGGGACGTGATCCTCTCTAAAAAGGATGAGGGCGCGCCAGAGAAACAATCCTTACCTAAAAAAGCGGGAGAAAATGAATGACCGTACCTTTCGCTCGTGTTCCCGATAACCTGCGGGTAGGGCTTTTCTTCGTTGAGTTTGATAACTCAATGGCGAATAACGCTACTGCCACGCAGCGCACTCTGCTTATCGGTGGGATGCTCAGTACCGGCTCAACCCCCCCAGGTATTCCGCAGCGAGTTTCCTCTTCGGATACCGTCGGTGAGCTGACCGGAAAAGGGGGAATTCTGCAGGCCATGATGGCGGCGTATCAGAAAAATGATACCGCAGCCGAAGTCTGGATCCTGCCGCTGGAGGAAGACTCCGATTCCATGGTGGCTGCAACCGGCACCATTAAAGTGAGCAGCGCACCGACGGCAACCGGAGTGATCTCCCTTTATATTGCTGGTGAGCGCATTCAGTTGACCGTTGTAGCAACAGATACGGTGACAGCGATCGCCACCTCTCTGGCCGCGGCGATTAACGCAAAAACCACGCTACCTGTAACCGCCAGCGCGGCTACGGATACCGTAACCCTGACCGCGAAGAACCTTGGTGCTACGGGTAACGGGATCGACATTCGCCTGAACTTCCTCGGCTTACCGGGAGGCGAGTCGACACCTGCAGGCCTAGAACTGACGATTACTGCTATGTCTAACGGAGTCGGGGCTCCGGATATTACCGGCGCGCTGGCTAACCTGCAGGATCGGACATTCGATTTCATCATCAACCCTTACGACGATACAACCTCGTTGAATGTGATGAAGGAGTTCCTGTCAGACACTGGCGGTCGCTGGGCATGGGACAAGCAGCTTTATGGCCATTCCTTTGGTACCACCACCGGGACTTACGCCCAGCTCGGTACTAAAGGTGAGCTGCGCAATAACCAGCATGAGACCCTGCTGGGCGTAAATAAATCGCCGTCTCCTTCCTGGGCATGGTCTGCAGCTTACACCGGCGCAGCTGCGGTGAGTCTGCGTAATGACCCCGGCCGCCCGCTACAGTCGCTCGCTGTTCAGGGGGTACTTGCGCCAGAACTGCAGGATCGCTTTGAGCTGACCGAGCGTAACAATCTGCTGTACAGCGGCATTTCGACATTTACGGTCGATGACGATGGCACGGTGCGCATTGAAAACCTGATCACCACCTATCAGAAAAACAGCTATGGCGATGCAGATGACAGTTATCTGGAAGTTGAGACGCTGTTCAGCCTGATGTTTGTGACCCGCTACCTGCGCACGGCGGTGACCAGCAAGTTTGGCCGCATGAAGCTTGCTGCGGACGGGACCCGATTTGCACCTGGCGCGGCGATCGTCACGCCAAACATTATCAAGGCCGATCAGATTGCCGAGTACCAGACTCTGGTATGGAACGGTTATGCGCAGGATGCGGAGGCATTCGCAAAAAACATCATCGTCGAGCAGAACGCCAAAAATCCGAACCGCGTCGATGTGCTGTGGCCGGGAACCCTCATGAACCAGTTGCGCATTTTCGCGCTGCTCAATCAGTTCCGCACGCGGGCTGAATCAACAGGAGCTTAAACGATGGCAGGTGATACTACTAACCGCCTGGCGGGAACCGCCTATGTCACTGTTAACGGTGTGACGGTAATGGTGGAGGGCTCGTTTAAATACCAGGCTGCCACCGTAAACCGTACCACCCTGACAGGGATGGATGGTGTGCACGGATATAAGGAAAAACCTGTGGCGCCATACATTTCTGCCCGACTGCGTGACAGTGGCGGAACGAATGTGCAGGGCTTTAACCAGCAGACGAACGTCAACGTGATCGCCGAGCTGGCTAACGGGAAAACTATCATTGGCCGTTCACTCTGGACGGTCAACGTCCAGGAAGTGGAAAGCGAAGATGCAGTATTTGATGTTCGCTGGGAAGGTCGCGACGTAACGGAGAACTAAGATGGCTGAGATTGAACGCGTTAAAACCATTCCCTTAACCGTAGCGCTGGATGATGCTGCGGAGAAGACTACTTATACACAGCTGGAGCTGAAAGCACCCACGCTGAGCCAGGCGGAGCAGTTTTATGAGAAACAGGCTGCGTCAACGTCACTCGCGGCGATGCGCCTGCTTATTGCGCTGGTTTCCGGTACGCGTGAAAGCGTGCTGCAGCCGATGGACTTTCTCGACTTCCGTAAGTGTGAGGAGTATCTGCTCAGTTTTTTGACCTGGAAGCCCTGACAACCTGGCAGGAAATGGCCGCTGACGTCACCTTCTATTTTCGCTGGTCTGAGGACAGGGCGTGGGGAATGACCCGCGCCCGGCTGAAATGGTGGGTGGCGCAGGCATCCCGGATAAATAAGCTTAGGAAACCTGAAGACGATGAGTAATTCTTTTGATTTTGAGCTGGTGGCCAGCGACCAGGTTAGCGAGGCTATAGACCGCATTAATGAGGCTGTCCGTGACCTGGAGCCGAAGCTAGATAAAACTAAAGAAGGGCTCAAGTTAGGCGGCCAGGAAACAGCCGACGGACTGAATGGTTTCATTTCGCGCCTCGAAAATATGTCGAAGAGCGCGCGGGATAACGTGCAGTACATCGGCGATATGGTTCCCCCACTGAAAATGGTGGGGGAGCTCGCGGGCAAGATGGGTACACTGGGGCTGGTTGGTGCTGCCGGCTACGGGCTGAAACAGGTTGCTTATGGTTTTCGGGAGGCATCGCGAGAGGCCTACAATCTTGATGTGTCTGCAAAAAATGCAGGAATGCGAGTTGCAGAGTTTTCAAGACTGGCAGGGGCTATGCAGATCAATGGAGCAGATAGTGAGAGCGCCAGGGCTTCAATTGAGGGATTCGCAAAGGCGTTGAAGGAAGCAAATAGCGGCAGTAATCAAGGAATGATGGGGGCTTTTGCGATGATTGGCGTGGAGATACAGAAAAATAAGGATGGCTCTGTTGATACGCTTAAAACACTGCAGGAAATTGCGAAGATATTCCCGACTCTGCGACCAGAACAACAAAAGTCCTTTGCTGATGCGGTGGGTTTTACTCCCGAAATGCTGGCATTAATGCGCGAAGGGGGCAGACTCACTGAACTTCTGACAAAATCCGATAAATTTGGTTTGACCGTAGATCCGGCACTGAACCAGCAGTTGAGTGAAGTGAACGTCACGATGAATGAGCTTAGTGCATCCTGGGATGGGCTGTGGCAACGTTCAAAAAACAAGGCACTCAAGACCATTCTGTCGGATGGTTCAGTCAAAGACGGTCTTGAAGGTGTTACCGATCTGTTCACCAACGGTGACTTTACCGGGCTGTCTCATGCTCTCGGTTTTATCAACAGCAATGATGCTCAGAAACTACGGCGCATTCAGAACGATAAGGCACTTTATGACAGTTTACCCCGCAGTGAACGTGGACAGGTTGATGCGGGTTTCATGACTGATGCCGTAAGAAAGCGGTACGATGCAAATTACCGCGCGACCGATTCTGCGATTCAATTGCAGAATGATATGGCTGCAGTAACGGGCCCACGTGCTGCCGGAAGCAAATATGTGCCTTACCGCCAGAATGGTCAGTATGATGACTTGCTGAATGAAGCAGGACAGCAATACGGTGTTGATCCTCGTCTGCTGAAAGCCATTATGACTCAGGAATCGGGTGGAAATCCCAATGCTATCAGTAGTGCTGGTGCGAAAGGATTGATGCAAATTATGCCGTCCAATTTCCGTTCGACCGGCGTAACAGACTGGACTGACCCTCGGCAGAATATTATGGCCGGGGCACAAATCATGGCCGAAAATCTGAAAAGTTCTGGTGGTAATATCCCGCTGGCGCTTCGTTATTACAACGGGGGTTATGATACGAGCCGCTGGGGGCCGCAGAACCGGGCTTATCCTGGGGCGGTTCTTGGGCACTATCAGAATATCATTAATGAAGAAGCTCTGACCCGCGATTCTATCCCTGAAAATCATGCTAATGAGCAATCAACAGCTATGGGTATGAACCTACCAGTACAACCTGGTGGTGAATCGGCTTCTCCCGACGGCGAGGTTAAAAGTAAATCGACAGGTACGGGAATTATCCTGCCCCCACAGCCTGGCACAGAACAAAATCAGGCTTTGGCTGATAAACTCACCAGCTCATTTAAAAGCGCTGTCGAAGATCAAAAGCTGAAGCTTGAAATCACCATGGTTGACAGTAAGGGTGGCAGAAAGGAATACAGTACACAGAACGGAGGGAGGATAACGCTTCCAATGCCCTACTAAGGCGGTATTATAGAGTATGATAATATTTCATACTGGATGGGTTATATATGTCAAAGCTATCTGTTTTTATTTTTACTCTGTTATTTTGTTCATTGCCTTTTCGCTCATACTCGGATGATTTTAGCAATAAGGCCGTTAAATCCTATCAGGCTGGTGATTGGGTTGTTGTTGAGTTCGCGGCTGACAAACAGCTTGTTTATAAGATGGCGACAGAGGCCATAAATAAAAACCTCAAAGAAACATATCTTAGCTTTTATTTTACTCCTCCACAGAGTTGTAAGCCTACAACCGCTGAGATAGTTATGCTTATGGGTGGGTATAATGACGCTCTTGATGGAGGTAAGGTTCCTATGGCATTCAAAATCCCTGGAGGGAAAGAGGATGTGGAGGTGGTCGACACGAGTATGCAAAAAAATGATCAATTTGCATTTTTCAAATTCAATCAGTTAACAGTTCAGAAATTAATGAGTTCGCCAGGCAATGGGAATCTTGCTGTCTGGATCCCTTCTAGTGGTGACAAAAGAGTGAAAGGTTCATCTAACATGTATTTTTCATTGAACGGTTTCAAACAAGCTTATGCAATAGCGAATAAATTGTGTACTGATAACCTTTAACCTAAACGACAAGAGAAAATTTCAATATAAGCCCGCGTTTTATACGTGGGCTTATTCTTTCTGGAGGCGCGATGCCGTCAATTATTCAGGATGCAATAACTTCTCTTTTGGGGGGGGATGCCAGCGATGACTGGCAGGGGCAGTTACGGCCCAGCTCATTCAGAGGTGTGCCATTTGCAATTGTTGCTGAGGAAGGGAGCCACGGTCGACGCCAGGCGGTACATGAATATCCCTACCGTGACACAGCCTGGATAGAAGATATCGGGCGGGCAACGCGGCGATTCGTTATTCGCGGTTTCTTGATCCAGAACAGTCAGGTTTACGGCGGTGGCGATGCCATCACACAGCGCCAGTCGCTGATTGAAGCCTGTGAACAAAAAGGTAGCGGTACGCTTGTCCATCCGACACTGGGCGAATTAACAGTTTCCATCCCTGAGAATGGTTTGCGTATTTCCGGGGCGATGGAGAACGGGCGAGTATTTGAATTCACCCTGATGGCAATAGAATCAGGGCTTAAAGTGTTTGCGGTCACGGGCAGTACCGTTGCAGGTGCCACGGTGAAAACCAACTACCTGAAACTGGTCAGCACTGCTGTGCTGAGTACGATTGCCAGGGTTAAAAGTGAAATCCGCGGTGTCACACAGGCTATAAACACCATCAGAGGCACGGTCACGTTCTGGACCAACATGGTTGACAGTACTATCAGCCAGGTAACGAATCTCAGCAATGTCCTGAACTCCACGTTCGGGAATACCCGGTACGGACGTTACAGTAAAGGCTCTGTGGGTGGTAGTTCCTCTGCTGTTGCTGGCAAATCGTCAGTTGCTGATGTGGATGATGAGAGAGCACTGGCTGAAAAGGTAACAGCCCAGTCGGTAATGGACCGGAAAAATGTTACCGACAGGTCGAGCCAGCTTAGCAGCTCCAACACACCTGATGAGTTTGTCCAGGGTGTCGCCGACGTGGTAAACGCAATTCTTAACAGCGCCGGCAGCGTTAATGACCGAATCACAGCGCTGGAAAAACTGGCTAATTCAATCAGCACGGAGTACCAGCAGTCCGACAGCAGCAAAGCGATTTCGGCGACCATAAATACGCTGATTGTTGTGCTATGTACTGGCGCCATGACCAGTGCCGCTGCGGACTCCAGACCTGCCAGTACAGACGAGGCAGAAGAGTTAACTCAACGAGTTTCTGTGCAACTGGATACGGCGCTGGTTCAGGCTGGAGACCGCGCTGACGATGATATGTATAACGCGCTTCTCGCCGTCAGATCGGCATTCCTTTCCACGATGAGTGAGCGCGCTTCTGGTCTGAGCGAGCTTCTTCAGGTTACTACCGCTCAGCCGCTTCCGGCGCTGACGCTGGCAAACCGATTATACCAGGATGCCACCCGTGCAGATGAACTGGTGCAGGAAGCGCGCGTACCGCATCCGGCGTTTATGCCGACAACCATGAAGGTACCGAGGCAATGAATGCAGACAGCGATCTGGATGTTGTTTCTTTGACGGTCGACGGCAAAATCATCGAGGGGTGGGATTCTGTCCGGGTAACGCGGGGTATTGAGCGTTTTCCCTCTGATTTCGATCTTGGGCTAATGGATTACTTCCCTGGCAACGAAGATCGTCAACTCGTTGAAGAGGGAATGTCCTGTGAAGTTCGTATCGGAGATGATTTGACACTGACGGGATATGTTGATGACTGGGAACCCGCACTATCGCGCTCCCGCCATGAGGTCCGCGCGACGGGCAGGAGCAAATGTCAGGACCTGGTGGATTGCTCAGCTGAGTGGCCTAACAACGTCATTAATGCCAGTAATGCGCTTGAAATTGCTTCTCGCCTGGCATCCTACTATGGAATCACCGTAACCACGGATGTTGATGAACTTGTGAAGGTACCCCAGTTCACTCTGAACTGGGGTGAGTCTCCGCAAGAAGTTATCGATCGGGTGGCCAGATGGTCTGCTCTGCTTTACTACGATCAGCCCGATGGAAACCTGTTACTGACCCGGGTGGGAACACGCCGTGCAGCGAGCGGAATAGCCGAAGGGGTAAATGTCGAACAGGCGTACTACCGCAAATCGATGGCCGACAGGTTTTCAGACTATGTCGGTGTATCAATGAGCGTTTCTCCAATTGCAGGGTATTCGCCTGATACGGCCTATGACGCTGTGACTCTGGCAACGGCGAGAGATCCGGAGGCCGCCCGCATGCGGTACCGGAAACATATATCGATTGTGGAAAGTACCCTGATGGCTACTCAACAGGCACAAAGTGCGATCGACTGGGAAATGAACCGGCGGTACGGACGTTCAAAACAGCTCTCGGTAACCATCGATTCCTGGCGGGATAAAGACGGGAAACTGTGGGAACCAAACACATTGATCCCCGTTGATCTTCCCACCTTACGGTTGCCGGAGACTGAATTGCTACTGGCAGAAGTCACCTATATGCGCGATGACTACGGCACCCATGCACGCATGACGCTGATGCCGCCTGAAGCATTCGCCGTTCAGCCATATGCCTTCTACCAGAACCTGGCGGGATTCAATACATGAAGCAACTATTTAAACATGCAGCGACCAGGATCGCCGGCATGCTGGGGATTGGCCGGATCACGGCTATGAAAGATGGTGGGGTGGTGCAGTCAATCCAGTACCAGACTCCGCTGGAGGTGGCCAGCGCACCGCGGATGGCAGAATTTGGCTTTTCATCCGGCCTGCCGTCAGGGACTGACGTGGTTCTGGCTTTTATTGGCGGTGATCGTTCCAGCGCGGTGGTAATTGCGTCCAACCATCAGGGGTTCCGTCATACAGGCCTGAAAGCGGGCGAAACGGTCATGTATAACCAGTGGGGCCTTAATATTCTCCTGACGGAGAAGGGGATCTTCCTGGATGCAAAGGGCCAGAATGTTGAGGTCAATAACGCCACTAACGTGACCATCAATGCCAGCCAGGGGATCCTTGCAAATACCCCGATCCTGAGGTGCACGGGTGACATTGTGGATAACTGTGAAACCAATACCCGAACACTGAAAGAGCTGCGGGATGCACATAATGACCATGATCATGTGGTTAAAAATGCCCAGAGTGGCAATGACAATATCCGCAGCCAAAAAACAGAGGATCAGGTGACATGAGTGACATCGCTTCATTCTGGAATGTGGATGAGATGTTTGCTGACTGGCAGAAAGGGCTGGGTGAACTCACCACGGGGAACGATTTACAGACTGCAATACTGGACAGCCTGTTTACCGACAGGCTGGCGCGCGCTGACGATGATTATGAGGATAGCGATCGCCGCGGCTGGTGGGGGGATTCCGGGGAGGAATCCCAACTGGGATCCCGGCTGTGGCTGCTACGGCGGAAAAAACTGACCCCGGATGTAGCAAAAAAAGCGGAGGAATACTCGAGTGAAGCGCTCAACTGGTTAAAGGTTGATGGCGTTGTCAGCGAGGTTATTCCTGTTGCAAGGATCGTCCTGCCTGACCGGCTCAATCTCATTATCCGCTATCAGGCACCGGGGAAGGACTGGCAGGAATTCAGGTTTTACTGGATATGGGAGCAACGTTAATATGCCGTTTAAACGACCGACGCTGAGCGAACTCCGCGACGGAAACCGGAAATTTATGCAGGCGGAGCTTGAGGATGTTGGTGCGCTCCTGCGCTTCGCGAACCTGAAGGTACTGGCTGACATGGATGCGGGGATGGGGCATCTGCATTACGCCTACCTTGACTATATTGCCCTGCAGACAAACCCGTTTACCTCTACCGATGAGTATCTCGCCGGGTGGATGGCCCTTAAGCAGGTATTCAGAAAACCAGCTGCAGCGGCGAAGTCGCCTGCGGTACAGGCTAGTGGCAGTGTTGACTGTATTATCCCTGCTGGATCGATCATTAACCGCGGGGACGGATACCAGTACCGGACGGATGCAGATCTTAAAATTCAGGCAGATGGATTTGGTATCGTCGCGGTGACGGCCATACTGCCGGATATTACCAGTGATGTAACGGGTGGAGGCGCGCGCGGTAACGCTGATGCCGGGACCATAATGACCCTGGACGCGAATATTGCTGGCGTGGATCCACAGGTAACGTTACTGTCCGCTGCGACCGGCGGAGCCGATATTGAAACGGAAGAGGATTTTCGCAGTCGTGGCTTGCTGGCATGGCAGAATCCGCCTCAGGGTGGAAGCGACGCCGATTATAAAAAATGGGCGCTTGAGGTTTCGGGCGTCACCCGCGCGTGGGTAAAGCGGCGTCTGAACGGGGCCGGGACCGTTGGCGTGTATATCATGTGTGATCGGAATGACAATGGTGGGTTTCCGGTCGGTACCGACGGAATATCCCAACTTGAGGACTGGGGGGCTGTTAAAGCCACCGGAGACCAGCTCGCTGTCGCCGACCACATCTATCCGCAGCAGACAGACACTGCCATTGTTTTCGTATGTTCCCCGATCAAGAAAGTCATCAATATTGAAATCTCTGGGATCAAAAATGCCGATAGCACCACAGTTCAGGGGATAAAAGACGCGCTGACGGCGCTGTTTTTTGATGAAGCTAACCCTGATGGTTCTGGGAAAGTTTACCTCTCTGATATTAACGGGAGTATCGGCGGTGTTAGCGGCACGACGGGCTATATTCTTAACTCTCCGACGGCCAATATCACCTTTGCTGTTGGCGAAATTCCGGTGCTTGGCGGGGTGAATTTTGTATGAGCCTCTTTTCAAAAAATGATTATGCCGGTGCGCTTGGTGCGCTGCTACCGACGGGCAGGGCGTGGCCCCGGTCGCAAAGAACGGTACAGGCTGCGGTATTACGGGCACTGGGCAGCGCGTTTCAGCGTTCTGACAACGATGCGCAAAGCCTGATTACTGGTGCTTTTCCCCCTACAGCGACGGTAATGTTGTCAGAATGGGAAAGCTCTCTGGGGTTACCAGATGATTGTGCGATTGGTGAATCCGGTGGCGTCAGCGATCGCCAGCGCGCCGTGGTGGCAAAGTTAATCAGCACCGGCGGCCTGAACCGCGATTATTACATCCGGGTGGCTGCAGCTCTTGGTTATACCATCACTATCACACAGTTCCGGCCCGCTATGAGTGGCATGTCAGTATGCGGTGATGCGCTCAACGGTGACGAGTGGCCATTTACCTGGCGGATAAATGCGCCACAAACAACGATCAAGTATTCGCTTGCTGGCGCGTCCTACTGCGGAGATCCGCTCGCATCGTGGGGCAATAAACAACTGGAGTGTTCAATCAACAAAATTGCCCCATCCCATCTGAACATCATTTTTAATTATTCATAACTGATATTTCCCCCTCTGATTTTATCGCTTAACACTAAGTGAGGATTAACTATGCTCCGAATCGGGCAAGTCGAAGCTACTGCAACGCAGGATGGCAAATATACTGATGGAAGTGTTGCTGGTGGTATTGCCGCAACGAGGCTGCGGGCCGCAGCGTTTAACGCCATGCAGGAAGAGTTAGCGCATATTGTAGAGTCGGCAGGATTGGCGCTCGACATTAACGATATGACGCAGGTTTTAAAAGCAATTCAAAAACTGACACTGAGCCGTATAAACCCATTCGCTGATATCAAATCAGATGGTGCAGCGGCGATTTCTACGGCTCTCGCAAACCTTGGTTTAGGGGAAATCGCCAGTGCTGCCGATATTACCGCTGGCACGCAAAAAAAACTTGTTGATGCGGCAGGGTTAAATTCGTATTTCCCCGCCCGGGGATTTAACTCGGCAGGTTACATCAGAATTCCTAATCAGCCCGGTGGGTTAATACTGCAATGGGGGCCTGTTCCTGCAATCCCGGCTGGAGGTTCAATCGTAATGACCTATGGCTTTGCTTACCCAGGTGGTTTTTTAGCGACTATTCCCATCGCGGGCTCGTCAGCAGCATGTGCAAACTCAATTCTGGCAGGTGGTGGTGGTAACAACAGAGCATCATTTCAGGTGTATAACAACCTTCCTGGAGTGACTACGGCCACGGGCGCAGGTGTTTACATATCATTGGGATATTAATCATGTATTACAGCAAATCAGTGAACGGGTTTATTCCTGATCAATGGATGGAAGATGGTACTTATAACCCGGTGCCAACGGATGCCATCAAACTTACAGAACAGGAAGTTAAAGAGTTTCATGGAGTCAGCACCCCAGGGAAAATGGTTGACGTGATCAATGGTCATCTCGCATGGGTTGATCTTCCGCCACCAACACATGGCGAACAGGTGGCAGCAGCTGAAGCTGAGAAGAACAGGCGGGTTAATGATGCAAATGATTACATCAGCAGAAAACAGTGGCCTGGCAAAGCCGCCATTGGTCGACTAAAGGGTGATGAGCTGGCGCAGTACAATCTGTGGCTGGATTATCTTGATGGACTGGAGGCCGTTGATACCTCCAGCGCACCTGATATCGAGTGGCCTACTCCCCCGGAGGTGTAGGCCATACGGGTTTTGCTGTATCAACACGCATCAGCAAGACCCGGTATTTTTTCCATGCCGCAAGGCCTGCGGTTTCCTCTTCTGTGGCTATTCCCGCATCAACAGCATCCTGGCGCCAGTTAATTTCATTATTGGCAACGGTACGCCTTGCCGTCCTTTCATTTTCAGCCATAGCAATCAGCTGCTCTTCAGAAGGCGGCGGCATATCAACCCATTGAGGACGCCCATCGAGCGTATCGATAAACTTCCCCGGCGGCGCAGGAAACAATGCACCGTACTCTTCACCTGTAACGTCCACACCATCCTCAGGCCATTCCCCGGCAGCAATCAGACGCTCTTTTTCAATAATGGGATAAAACCCCGCTGTTGACGGGCTCCAGACATATTCAATTGTCATTTCATGATACTCCAATAGCAATCCAGTCAACGTTGAAGCCACCAGAGCCACCCTGCCACAACCCAAACCGCGTCGTGGTTTTTGACCCTGTTCCAAGACCAATATCCGCCGCTGCCTGTGCCGCACTTCCCCCTTGCGATACCCCAACATCATTCCAGACCGTAGCGACCCTGAAATTTGCAGAGGAAAATGCTCGCGGGAGTGTGACGTACTGGTTATTCACGCCAATTGCGAAGCCAGCACTACCCTGCTGTATTGTTGTTCCATCCGGGAAGCGAACCCACCCCGGCCCCGAAGTGAAAGACGACATATCGGGTATTTGCCCCGGTCCCGTTCCTACCTCACGCTTTGCAGCTTCTTTCAAACCAACATTTTTGAGAATGACCATCTAGCTCACCAGTGGCATGCTTTCTGCCTTTTGCAGGGGATAAAACCATGCTTATTGGGTATGTCAGGGTGTCAACAAATGACCAGAACACCGCATTACAGAGAAATGCGCTCGATAGCGCAGGATGTGAACTGATTTTTGAAGATAAAATAAGCGGCAAGACATCCGAGAGGCCGGGGCTCAAAAAGGTACTCCGTATCTTGTCGGAGGGAGACACGCTGGTGGTCTGGAAACTCGATCGGCTCGGTAGAAGCATGCGGCATCTTGTCGTTCTGGTGGAGGAGCTGCGAGAGCGGGGCATTAATTTTCGCAGCCTGACCGACAGCATAGACACGTCTACGCCGATGGGCCGATTCTTCTTTCATGTTATGGGGGCTTTAGCAGAAATGGAAAGAGAGCTCATTGTTGAACGCACCCGGGCGGGTTTAGCAGCTGCGCGAGCAAAAGGGCGGATCGGCGGTCGCAGGCCCAAATTAACGGATGAGCAATGGGCGCAGGCAGGGAGATTGATCGCAGCAGGGGAATCTCGTCAGCGTGTGGCAATAATTTACGACGTAGGGGTTTCAACACTCTACCGAAAATTTCCGGTAGGTAGTGGTAAGAAATAATGCAGGCCGCCAGTGAATATTGAAGCTGGCAGCCTGAACCATTTTACAGCCCAGCCTGGCGAACCGTCGGGAATTCAGACACCAGCCACATATCGGCCTCTTCAAACATTTCCTCCAGCATGCGATTCAACTTTTCCCGATCGCTTTTGCTGGCATCACTATTCAAGCCGTTCGCCTGCATCGGCTTTACCTTCACTTCGGCATCAGGAAAAATTTTGTGCACCCGCTTTGTTAGTTCAGCCAGGATGATCTCTCCGGCCCCCTGGAGCCCCTCAACATTTCGCTTGTCATAAACCAGTTCAACAAACATAACGATCCTCTTAAAAGTGAAAATTGCCTGTGCTTGATCTGTTTTTATAAAAATACTACTGTATATGTATACAGTCAATGAGCGAGTGAGGGTGCGTTTATGCCTCGTCAACCGGATATTCGTGCTGCTTTTATTGCGGCCATACAGCAAAACCCGAAGGGCTATCTCTGCCTGCATACAGACAAATTCATCGCTGAACTGCAGGAAAGGAACTGGCATTTCAGCCAGGCAGATGCAAATTCATGGATCGAGCGATACCAGCCGGACTTCGCCGATAAGACGACAAACGGAAGCGAGAACCGATACTGGATCCTGCGTAACATGGGGAGGGTTTTCTAATGGGATTTCCATCGCCAGCCATGGATTACCAAGAGCAGCGCATGACGATAGATGTTATCTGTGGTGTAGATAACAACTGCCGGGTTATTGAAACTTCATGCGGCTGGGCCGTTATTAACGTCAGTCTGAAGCCAGAAGGAGGGGATACGTTGCTGGTTAGCATGGACGGGAGAAACCAGTTTGTGAAGCTAATGGGTCAGGCACTGATAACGGAAGAGGGTGAGGCGATCGAAGGAGAAGCCTTGAATGATGTTACGGTGCACGGCGTTCTTACACATACACTTAACCAAGTTAAAGACGATAAATCGCCTGTAATGTAGCGTGTAAATGTCGGGGGTTATTCCCCCATTTTTCCCCAATGATTCCCCGCACAAATTTTAAACATGAAAAAACCAACCATAAGAGGCTGGTTTTCAATGTGTTTTTGGTCGGCACGAGAGGATTTGAACCTCCGACCCCCGACACCCCATGACAGCACGCTACCATGATAATCAAGGCGCTGCGGACCCTAAAATAATTTTCCATAGTCCACGATATCCATCTACAGACCATCCGCCATACATAACTATCCCTACACGCTGCGTGTGTCCGGTGATTCCATGATCGGCGCCGGTATTCTCGATGGCTCTTTTCTTCTTGTCGACTTCAGCCTTATGCCCCAGCATAACGATATTGTCGTCTTTAACATCGTGGGCGTGTCTGGTTTCTACAAAGATTCCCGCACAACGGGCGGGAATCGGGTAAGCTTGAACGGCATGACATTGCCGCGCTAGTTTAAAAAGGGATAAACTTCAAAAGAAGCCCATAAGTCATTGTTAAGTGCCAGCAAACCTACGGAGATATAGGATAATATCGCAAGTGCTCCTGTAAAATAAAGTATGGTTTTCTTTAACTTTTTCCACAGAATTAGAGCTGGAATCGAAATTACGGCTATCACACCCATCTGGTAAAAAAATTGTTTGGCAATGTCACCATCACTCCAAGGGTATATAAAAACATAAGGGGCAAAAAGTATTAAATGGACAACTCTAAGTATAAACCCTATACCTGCCCCAGGTATTGCAAAAAAACCTCCGGCGCTTTGTAATAAAAAACTTGCCCTCAGGCCGGGAATAAGAATAAAAAAATTAAGAATAGCCCAGAATGTTAATATTATCGTGGCATAGCCAAAAAGAGTGCTTAACCCAGATTGACCGGCAACTGCTGTAAACTGTGGCGTCTGGTAAGACTGGCTCGGCTGACTAACTGATTTGCTGGCATCACATGCATTTTGCCAGCTCTCTGCATTTTGTGCCTGCCATCCATGATCATACTGTTTAAACGGCCTGTCACTGGTAACATACTTGCCTTCATCATCTTGCCTAACACCCAT